CATCAACTTCAAAGAGAATTATCTAATAGGGTAGGTATATTAGAAAAGTGGAGATGGATTATTATCGGTGGTTCAATAGTCGCTGGATTTATTCTTCATAAAGTAATTATGTTCGCAATATAGTATTGACAATCTTTTAATTATGGTATATAATGTTTATCTATGAACACTTTTGTTGATACAAAATATATTGGTCTTTTATCTTCAAAGTTATCACAGTTTAAAAAGAAATCTGGTAATCTATACAATTTCAGATGTCCATACTGTGGTGATTCAGAAAAGTCTAAAACTAAAGCAAGAGGTTATCTGATATTCAATAAGACATTTTATGTTTATAAATGTCATAATTGTGAGAAATCTACTGACTTTGGTAGTCTGTTAAGATATGTAAATAGTGATTTGCACAAAGAATATACATTTGAAATCTATAAAAATAAGAATGTATATATACAATCAGACGATAATAAAAAAGATTTGAACTTAACTAAACCAGTATTTCTAAAAGGAGATTCTCCACTCAAAAAACTCAAGAAAATTTCACAACTTAGTCCAGACCACCCAGTAACTAAATGGGTAAGAAATAGACATATTCAAAGTCGTTTTCACTACAAGTTGTTTTTCTGCAACAGATTTTATGAGTGGGTTAATACTTTTATACCGAACAAGTTTCCATCTTTAAAAGGTGACCACCCAAGATTTGTGATACCTTTTTTAGATAAGAGTAATAAAATGTTCGCACTACAAGGTCGTGCATTTGGTAAAGAAGAACCAAAGTATTTGACCATTAGATTGAGTGATGAAAAGAAACTATATGGTTTAGACAGTATCAACTGGGGTAGGAAAGTTTATGTTGTTGAAGGCCCGATTGATAGTTTATTTCTAGATAATTGTGTTGCAACTGCACACTCTGATTTGAGAATTGACAAGAAAGATAATGTGACATTGATACCAGATAATGAACCAAGAAATAGGGAAATAGTAAAAAGAATTAGAAGTTTTATAGAAGATGATTTTTCTGTATGTTTGTTTCCAGAACAAATAAAACAGAAAGACATTAATGAAATGGTTGTGTCTGGAGTAAAAGACATAAAGAAACTAATAGACGATAACACATATAAGGGACTAGAGGCAAAAGTCCGATTTAACGAATGGAGAAAAATAGATGCTTAATGGTAAACTTCCAACAAAATATCAAGAATTTATACACCTTTCAAGATACTCAAGGTGGCTACCAAAAGAAGGTAGAAGAGAAACTTGGAGAGAAACAGTAACAAGATACTTTGATTTTTTTCAAGAACATTTAAAACAAAGTTGTAAATATAGTTTAGATAAATCATTAAGAGAAGAGTTGGAAGATGCAGTAATACATCTTAAAATTATGCCTTCTATGAGATGTTTAATGACTGCTGGTGAAGCATTAAAAAGAGAAAATATTGCTGGTTATAATTGTAGTTATGTTGCAGTTGATAGACCACAAGCATTTGACGAAATACTATATGTACTAATGAATGGAACTGGGGTAGGTTTCTCAGTTGAAAGACAGTTTGTTAGTAATCTACCAACAGTTGCAGATGAGTTTCACCCTAGTGATACGACTATTGTTGTTCAAGATAGTAAAATGGGTTGGGCAAAAGCATTTAAAGAACTTGTTGCAATGTTGTATCACGGACAAATACCTAAATGGGATTTAAGTAAAGTTAGACCAGCTGGTGCTCCACTAAAAACTTTTGGTGGTCGTGCATCTGGGCCTGAACCTTTGAGAAGATTATTTGAATTTACAAAAGAAATATTTCAAAATGCACACGGAAGAAAATTAAGTTCTATTGAATGTCACGATATTGTTTGTAAAACGGCAGAGATTGTCGTTGTTGGTGGTGTTAGACGAAGTGCATTGATTAGTTTGTCTAATCTATCAGATGATAGAATGAGAGTTGCAAAGTCTGGTCAATGGTGGATTGATAATGGACAGAGAGCACTTGCAAATAACTCTGCGTGTTATACAGAGAAACCAGATATAGGTATTTTTATGGACGAATGGAAAGCACTTTATGATTCCAAGTCTGGTGAGAGAGGTATATTTAACAGAGAATCTGCAAAGAAGATTGCAGAGAAAAATGAAAGAAGAGATGTTGGGTATGACTTCGGAACGAATCCATGTTCAGAGATAATTTTACGAAGTAGAGAAATGTGCAATTTAAGTGAAGTTGTTGTAAGAACAGATGATACAGAAGATACATTATTAGAAAAAGTTAAACTTGCAACTATACTTGGAACATTTCAATCAACATTAACTAATTTTAAATATGTGAGTAAAGATTGGAAAAAGAATTGTATTGAAGAAAGATTACTTGGTGTATCACTTACTGGTATTATGGATAATAAATGGACTGCTGGTAAACTGCCTGGTTTAGATGTATTACTAGAGAATTTAAAAAAAATGTCAGTAGATACGAATAAAGAATGGTCTGAAAAATTAAAGATTAATCAATCAGCTGCAATCACTTGTGTAAAACCTTCTGGTACTGTTTCACAGTTAGTAGATAGTGCAAGTGGTATTCACGCTAGACATAATCCTTATTACATTAGAACTGTAAGAGGTGATAAGAAAGACCCACTTACAAAGATGATGGTAGAACAAGGATTTCCTGCCGAAGATGATGTTATGAAACCAAATGATACTACTGTGTTTTCATTTCCAATAAAGTGTAGTCCAGATGCAGTATTCAGACAAGATTTAACTGCGATTGAACAACTAGAACTTTGGAAAACATATCAAGTACATTGGTGTGAACACAAACCTTCTGTAACTATTTCTGTTAAAGAAGAAGAATGGATTGATGTTGGAGCTTGGGTATATAAGAACTTTGACTTAATGAGTGGAGTAAGTTTCTTACCATATAGTGAACATACATATAAACAAGCACCTTATCAAGATTGTAATGAAAAGGAATATAAAGATTTGATGAATAAAATGCCTACTAATGTTGATTGGAATAAATTATCTCAGTATGAAAAATCCGATATGACAGTAGGTTCACAAGAACTTGCGTGTTCTGCTGGTTCTTGTGAGATTCAATAATGCCAGGAAAAACAATTTATTGCGATTCTTGTGATGCAGAATTTAAAATAAATCACAATATGGACGATGAATATTATGAAATAAAGTATTGTCCATTTTGTGGTGAAGAACTTGATGAAGATAATGTAGATGAAGACACAGAGTAAACTTTTAAAAGGTGATTGTTTAGAAGTAATGGATGACTTGATTGCATCTGGTGTAGTTGTTGATGCTATCGTTACGAGTCCGCCATATAACATTGGTAATATGCATAGTAATTCTACTATTCACGGCACTTATGCTAATAATGATATGAATGAGGAAGAGTATCAAAATTGGCAAATTCAGTTTCTTAACAAATGTTTTAAAATACTTTCCCCAACTGGCAGTTTATTCTATAATCACAAGGTTAGAATACTAAATGGTGTTGCAATACATCCTTTGGAGTGGATATTCAAAAGTAACTTCATATTGAAACAAGAAATCACTTGGAATATGAAGAAGTCTGCTAACTGCGACAAGATGAGATTTTTCCCTTTTAGTGAAAGAATATACTGGTTGACAAAAGATAGTAAGACACGAATAAATAATAAAAATAAACTTAGTGATGTTTGGGATTGTGTGCCGACTAGTAAAAGAAAAGACACTGGACATATTGCAGTTATGCCTGAACAGATTGCATTGAATTGTTTAGAGGCACTAGATGATGGATTGGTACTTGACCCATTTATGGGAACTGGCACCACAGGCGTTGTTTGTAAGTCTTTATCTAGAGATTTTATAGGTATAGAATTGGACGATACTTATTTTAATCTTGCAACAGAAAGAATTGCAGAAACAAAACAAAATTATAATTATATTGAACAGTTATTATGAAGACACAGAGTAAAAAATCTAAAGGTAGAAGATTACAGAAATGGGTTAGGGAACAACTCATAGAAAAATTAAATATACACGAAGAAGACATTGAAAGTCGTTCTATGGGTGCTGGTGGTGAAGATTTAATTATGGCTAGGGCTGCAAGAGAAAAGTTTCCATATTCTATTGAATGTAAAAATCAAGAAAAATTAAACATATGGGAGTCATATAAACAGGCATCTGATAATGCTGGTAAGTATGAACCCATAGTTGTTATAAAAAGAAATAATCAAAAACCTTTAGTATTAATAGATGCAGAATATTTTGTGAGATTACATAATGGACATTGAACAACATTACATAGATTTATATAAAGTTATGCATCAAGATAAGAAGACTTATCAAGGTGTGAGTTTACACAAAGAAACACCCAATATTGCAAATCTTGTTCTTATAACAAATTCTGAAACAGTATTAGATTATGGTTGTGGAAAGGGTAATCAATATATACAATCACACTCAAATATAATGTTTTATATAAAAGATGAAAACATTTATATGTACGACCCTTGTTTTCCAGAACATAGTAAATTACCTAAAAGAAAGTTTGATGGAGTTATATCAACAGATGTTATGGAACATATTCCAGAAGATATAGTTCCAAAGGCCCTTGATACTATTTACAGTAAGGCAAAAAAGTTTGTATATCTTGCGATTTGTACCAGACTTGCACACGCAATACTACCAAATGGTGAAAATGCACATTGTACTGTAAAAGAACCAGATTGGTGGGAAAAACACATCATAAAATCCAATAAAAACAAGATTCATACCGAAGTTCACTGGTATGGAAACCACAATGATTACAGAAAATATAACACATCTTCGTAAGTCATTGATTTAATTCATATCTTTTTTTCATTTTTTTTACTTTTTTACTTGACATTGTTCTCAAAACAAGGTAATATAGAGACATAAAGTCAAGAAAGAAAGGACAAAAAAAATGGGAAAAAGAGTTAAATCTTCAAATAAAAAAACAATAAGTTTAAGACAGTATGCTGGTTTTGGTGGTGCAAGATTGAGTGTATTGACTGTAAGAAATCCAAAGACTAATTGGATGCAATCTGATGATTCTATGAATGTTGTTAATCTTAGTAAAACAGAAGCAAAAAAGTTAGCAAATGATTTATTGGCGTGGGTTAACGATACAATAGATGATGACCACGAGTGGCCTTCATTAGAAGTTCAAGAAGAAGTTTGGAATAGAGAACAAAGAAAAAAACAAAGAAAAGTAAGAAACGAACTTTGGTCATAATAATTAAAAAAAGACTTGACATTGTTCTTAAAACAAAGTATAATAATAATATAATCAAGAAAGAAAGAGAAAAAATATGACAATCGCAAATATAAATGACAACCATATGACAAATCTTGTAGAAAGATTTTATGATAATGTAGATGAAAATGATATAAAAGAATGTGAATCATTTGATGAGTTCTTTGATGTTGCAAAAGATAAGTGTGAAAACATATGGAGTGAAGCTGACATACATTGGATTTCAAATTATGTGTGGAACGATTATTGGTCTAATCATACATTACCAGGCTGGAACTAATTTTTAAAGAAAGAGAGAGAAATATGGAA